GGCCACGACCTCTTCGCCCTGACGGTCCGTCACCTTGCGTTGCCCGGGCTCGATGTGGCAACGAGCCTCGAACGGGTCGCCGTANTCCGGCCCGTCCCAGCCCATGCGCAGAAACGGCGTGATGGTCACGGTCTCCCGCAGGAGCCAGCCCGGCACCCGCATCATCGCATCTGCACCCCTCGGTACAGCAGCCCGGCCAGGAGCAGGTAGCGGCGAGCTCGAGGGGCCACCTGCGGGACGCCCTGCTCACCGAAGTCCATGCTGAATCGCCCGATGGTGAAACGCTTGACGGTCCCTTGCTTGTCCCCGACCTCGTCCGTCTGCATCCAGGCTTCCACCTGGGCGCAGGTGGCCTTCTTGACTGCCTCCAGGTGCTCGGGGTTGCTCGGGTCGACGCANCCNAGCGTCAGGTAATCGACCAACTCGGANGCCCGCTCCAGCAGCCGCTCCACGTCCGCAGGCAGCTGGCTCGGNTCGGTNCCCAGGTATTCAGCTAGGTCCTGCGGCGTGGCGTAGGGCATTGGTCAATCCTCCTTCTTGCGCCGGCGCTTGGGCGCAGGCTCCGGTTCCTCGCTGGTAGCACGGTCCACCACGGCAAGATTCTCTTGGCCCTCATAGTCGCCTGCGACTCTCACTGGCTCAGCCAGTGGCTTCCTCCGCCCGCACCACCGGACCGCTACATCATCCGGTACGTCCACCTCATCCCCGGGTCGCAGGGTTACCCGCCTGCCGCCGAGGATGTACGTCGTATGCACGAGCATACGCACGAGCATGCCGTCACCCCCATACGCGGCAAGGAGGGGCCTTGTTGGCCCCTCCTTGTGCTCGCTACGTCGTTTACGTCGTTGCCGGCGTCAGTACGGCGAATGGATACCGGGTGTTGTCGTCCGGGTTGACGCGGTTGACGGGGTTCGGCAGCTCCCAGCCGATCCGCATGACGGCCCGTAGAGCCACCATGTCCTGCTGCGCCAAGTTGTAGATGATCTTGCCGTCGGCGTCCTGGATAACCGCCTGGTCGAGGATCTTGTACGAGATGTCCTGCCGCACGGCCCAGACCAGCTGCGAGAAGTCACCGCTGATGAGCAGCGACTGCTCCGGGTCGATGGCGCCGTTCAGCGGGAACTCAACCGGCACGCCGTCAAGCTCGTACCGAGTCGTCTCCTGCATAGAACGCAGGAAAATCGGCTGCCCCGTGGTGTCCCGAAGACCACGCAGCTTCGCCCGCATGGACAGGGCTGCCACGTGGCCGGTGACGAGGAAACCGTCCTCNTCGACGAGAGCCACGACGCCGTTCTCGCCGAGGATGTCATCGTAGAGGTCCCTGCCGGTCCCAAGCGCCACGACATGCCCCGCGTCCATAGCACCTTGCACGATGGGCTTCGGCCAGTTGCTCGGTGCGGAACCACCGAAGCCGTCGGTGCCGTACAGCACCGCCGCATCGAACGCGATACCGAAGGCTTCGACGATGCGCGGCCGAATCTCGCCCCAGACGTCGTAGTCAGCATCGTCCAGCACCGACTCCGGGATGGGCACGATGACGGCCAGTTCCTCGGCGTTGATGTACTTGTTCCGCCATGCCTGCTTGGTCGTCTGCTTCAGGCCCGTGTCACCGTTGACGAAGTGGGCCTGCGCCAGCGCAGCCAGCACCGGCATGCGCAGCTGGTTGCGGGTCATGTTGGGCAGCCGGCGACCCAAGCGCATGATGGTGCTGGCCTGCGGCAGCGCCTGAATGATCTCCCGGGAGACTTCCTCCGGAATCAGCGCCTCAGCGTCAGAACGCGCAATAACCTGATTGAAAGCCATCGGTGTTCATCCTCCTCAAATGGTGTTACACCCTCCCGGCCTTGCGCCGAATGAGGGCGTTCATGATGCTGTTGGTGTCCCCGGCCTTTGGCAGCCCGCCCTGGAAGTCAGCGCCGCTCTTGGCCGGGGTGCTGGTGCCCTTGAGCTCGGGGATGTCCTTGATCACCTGCTCCAGGGCCGCCTTGAGCGCCTTCGTGTCCACCTTCCCGTTCTCGTCCACCTCGACATCGCTGAGGTTGGCAAGCCGGATGGCGTAGGCGACACGCTCGGGCTTGATGCCCAGCTCCAGCGCCACGACCTTGGCCTCGGCCTGGATGAGCCGCTGGTTGGCCACCGCCTCGGCCTCCTTGGCCCGGCGTTCGGCCTCCTCTTTCTCGGCCTTCAGGCGCTCGGCTTCGGTCATAGCCGCCTTGCGGCGCTCTTCCTCAAGCTGCTGCTCCCACTTCTTCCGCTCACGCTGGAGCCGTTGCTGAATGAGTCGATCCAGCTCCTCCTGCGTGAACGTCTTGACGTCGCCTTTAGGAGCGGCGCCGTCACCGGCATGTCCTTGGCCGCCGTCGCCAGTCGTGTCGATGCCGCTGTTGTCAGCGTCCTTGCCGCCGTCGTTGCTCCCGGCGTTGGAGTCGCCCTCCGCGAAGCGCTGGAGGTCGAAGCGAAGAAGCTCGTCCATGGTCACAGGTCACAACCTCCCATTTTAGGCCCGTCGGCCTTGTCCGGCGGTTTACGCCCCACCGTGGGCGCTAAAACGCCACCCAGAAGGGCGGCGGCGTTAGCTTCAATCGGTCTCGTAGTCACCGTCGCTGTACTGGCACGAACAGCTGCAAAGCAGCTCGGCGATGAACGTATGGGTAAGCAGCGTAGCCGTTTCTTGTCCGATGTTCTCGCTCAGAGCCAGATAGAACGCTGCCACTTGGGCACCGAGGAGCTGCCCGTTGCGGACGGCCTCCCGCAACTTCATCTGGTGTACAATCTCCGTTTCATGGTCCTCGAACTTCGCCATTACGTCACCCTCCCCGGGCCCCTTCCTCACGACGCCGTTGGCTTGCCTCGATGGCGCGGCCTTGTAGTTCCGCTTTCAGGCGGGCCTCGGCACGACTACGAGGGTTGCCTGGCTCGTATGTGTAGCACTTGCCGCTCTGACCCCAGCGGAAGCCAGGCTTGCCGTCTTCTTCGCAGCGCTCGATCGGCAAGAGCATCACCCCTTTGCAAGGCAAACTAAAACCCTGGCGAACTGTGTCGCCAGGGAGGTGTCAACCCAATCGTGAACGCAGGCGTTTTCCAGGCGCATGACACTCACCTCGCCTTGCCGATCTGCTCCCTGTAGTACAGCCGCTTCCTGTCATGCTCGGCTACGAACTGCCGGATTCGCGCCTGCCACTCCCGGACCTTCGCCCGAGCCTGGCGGCGGGCCTCGTCGTCCAGGGCCACAGCCTCACGAAGCTTCCACTTGCGAATCTGGCGCTCCATGTAGCGCTGTTGCATCCGCTCTTGGTAACCCTCGGCGTCCCGAGTCTGCCGCATCGGCTCCGTCAGTCCCGGGATGTACGCTCCGAGACTGTGCCGGCAGTTGGGGTGGAACAGTCCAGCAGCTCGCGCCTGGTCCACCGTCGGGTAGCCCGGCGTGCGGCCCGTAAGGCTGAGCACCCGGCCTTCCCATGGGGCGCATAGCGGNCACTCCTCCGGAGCGTCGCTCACGATGACTAGGTCCATGTCATTCTCGATGAGCCGGTCGATGTGTCCCTGGATGGCCGCCTGCCCGGCCGCCGTCCGGGTCGCCATCTCGGCGTAGGACTCGATGGTCCACGTCCGGCCTGCCCGGTCCACGAACCCCGTAATGCCCAGGTCGGCGAAGCGGTTCAGCGCCAGCTGCGCCGCCTCACGCCGCGTCAGCGCCCCGGTCAGCACCTGCGGTGCCGCCGTCTCGGCAATCACCTGCCGGTAGACGTCTTCGGCCTGACGCAGTATCCGCAGGTGCGTGGCCCGCAGGTTGCCGATGGCCGTCTGCACTAGCGCCTGGATGGCTCGCTGGTTCGCCGCCGTGAATGCCGTGCGCAGCGTCTCGGCCCGGGCAACGCGGCGCAGGTCGACGATGGCCGCCTGGGAGCCTTTCTCGTAGGCGTCGGCGACGATGCGCTCGACCTCGCGCTCGGCCTGCTGGAGCCGACGAATTTCGGCCTCAACCTCGCGGCGCAGGGCCTGGAGCTCCATCAGCTTGCGCTCGTAGTAGCCTTCTTCATCGATGCCGCGTGCGACGCGGCGGGCCACCTTCTCCATCACGATGCGCTCGGCCTCGGCGTATATGCGGCGGATTTCCTCGGCGACCGCTTCGGCCATTGCAGGACTGATCGGCATATGGCATCAATACCTCTGNCCNACAACCGCCTCAACAATGCGGTAGTTGAACGGCGCCGGGTGATCGGCCCACAACATCCGGCGTACGCCTTCGCGTTTATCCTGCAGTTCGAGCCAGCGCAGAGCGCCGACGGGTAGTTCTTCCTCGGCCGCCCGTTTTGCGTCCTCCGCCGAGGCGTACACGCCGAGTAGTTCCTGTTCGCACCAGAGAAGGAAAACGGTCATGGGCTTCATCGCCTCCAATTCGGCCATGTCGGCGAAATGGGCACGACTATCACTCCGCTTTCGGCGGTACGATGNCGACCTCGAAAGAACGATAGTCACCTGCAAAACACACGTCCTGCAGGAACGGCACGTAATCGATGCCCATCTGCTTTGCGAACGCGTCAAAGCACCGTAGGCAGACGACCCGGTTCTGCCAGCGCCTGGGCACGATGCGCTGCCACAGCTCGTCTGGAATAAGGAAATTGAACCCATCCGCCTGCCCACAGACCTTGCACTTCTGACGGCGGTCGCGGCAATCACTGAAGTGCCGCCGCATCCAACGCCATGGGAGAATCAGATAGCGTTCAAACTCCAGTCGCAGGCCAGACCAATCCATCTCAGCCCATCCCCACCTGCANCGGGTCGGGCACCAGCGCCCGCAGCGCCTCGTACCGTTNGCGCNANCGCTCGGCCTCGGCGCGGGNGGCGTCACGCTCTTGCTCCAGCGCCTCGATGCGGTCCAGCAGCGCCAGAGCGGTCTCAATAATGCGCCACTCATACGTGCCCGGCGTAGTCTCCGCGGCGATGCGGCGCAACTCGGCGAGGCGGTCAGGAGTCAGCTCAGCCATCACGCCTCACCCCGCACCTTGGCTAGAATGTGTCGCAGGTTGTCGGCGATGGAATAGTGCAGCTTGTGCACGACGGCACGCCCATCAGGGTGATGCTCATCCTGCCAATTGCAGTGATCGACGATCTCGGTGATGGCCTCCACCATCTCCCGCACCACGCCCGACTCCAGTGCCTCGGTTGGTATGCCCTCGCAGGCATGAACGCAGGCGAAGATGCGCTGGGCGCTGACGTAGAGATACTCATACGGCCCATACGGATACGGCCCCCTTATTAGGGCCACTTTGTCGGATGTTGCCGCCATCGTCACTCCGCACCTCCCGCAATCTCCGTCGCTACAGGCAACCGCAGCACTTGTCCCACCCGCAGACGACCAGGGTCTAGCCCCGGGTTGGCTCGCAGGATCTCGTCCACCCGACGCCCCGTGTGGTCGCCCGGGTAGCAGTACCGGGCGATGGACCACAGCGTGTCACCAGGCGTCACGACCCAATAGTCTCCGCACGGAGGCGGCTCCGCCCCCGGCTCCGGCGTCAGCGAGTCGGCAAGACCTGAGCCGAACGCCATGGCGGCCAGCAAAACAGCCGCGAGAGACCCGAACGGTAGAACGAAACCGGAGACAAACTCCCGCATGCTACCACCTCCGTGCTGCGTGTTGCTGGTGGCGGGGTTGGTAACCCGGGTGCCCGCCAGTCCGGGGCCAGACGGCTTACACCGCCTCGCGGCTCGCCTGCACCGGCTCAACGTCCGGCACGGCGTCCTCTGTCTCTGCGTGCGCCCGCCGCCACGATTCGAGCAGGCTGCGCAGAGTGTCAATGTCTGCGCCCGCAAGCCTCTTGGTGATGATCGCAACGCTCTTTGCAGGCACGTCCTCCGCACGGGCAGGCAGCACCGGAGCCGGTCCACGGCCATCGGCGTGCCTGTCTGCAGCGACTTTCCACTCGGCAAAGCGGAGGAAATCACGTGCCTCCTGCTCGCTGAACCCTTTGGCTTGCGCCGCAGCCAGGTACTCGGCCAGCGGGTTCGCGGATGGGGTTGCACCGTTGGCGGGATACGCCGGCGCGAGGGTCGGCCGGCTTTGTGCTGGTTGCGCCACCCGGGCCCGCGGCATGTCCTCCATCGGGGCACCAGACTCCAGCCACGCTCGAATCTGGCGGCCAAGGTCAGCGGTGGGCTTGTGGATGACCTGCCCAGTTAAGGGCTTGTAGCGGGTCTTGGACACGATGAAGTGATTGTCCAGGTCCATGTCCGCTACGATGTCGAATTCGTACTCCAGGCCCTCACGCTGGATGGGAGCCAGTCCGACCTTGCGGGGCGCCGTCTTGCCGGTCTTGGGGTCGGTCTCCACGATGTACTCCGTCTTCGCCCGCATGGTCACGATCAGGTGGCACTTGCAGCGCACCATCGCCTCAACCAGCTCGTTGTGCTTGGGTGTCACCTCGCGCCACGCGGCAAAGGTGTTGTTGCTCTGCATGCGCCGGGCCACGCGGTCGACTTGCTCCAGTGCTCCATCCTTGCCCGCCCAGGCGTGGGAGAGAGAGTCGATGATGAGCACGTCGTAACCGGCGGCTTCTGCGGCCTGGATCGCCTGGACGTAAACCTCGGGGCTGAACGTGTCCAGGTTCAGCACGTCAAACTCGAACTCGTCAGCGTACAGGGCCGCGCTGGAATTCTCGGTGTCGATGACGGCGATGCGGCCGCCGTCACCGGCCAAGCCCTTCGCCAACATCAGAGCCGTATATGTCTTACCGCTTCCACTCGGGCCGATGAGCGCGATGCGGGCCTTTCGCTGCGCCCTCTGCGCCTTCCGGAACGCGAACGTCACGGCTAGTTCACCTCCACCTTCACGCTGAACGTCTCGCCGGCGGGCTCGACCACGATGACGCCGGGCACAACCTCGCCCGTCTCCCTATCCACGACGACCAGGGAGTCCGTGACCGCCAGCCGCTCCTTGATGGCCGACCAGTCTGGTACCTCCGACACCCGCACCAGTCCGTGCTGGCGCGCCCAGTCCAGCAACTGCTTGTCATCGCGCTCGAACTTGGGGCCGCTAGCCCGCACCTGCAGCGCCCCGTGCGGAAGGCGGTAGGTCTTACGGTTGCCCAGGGCGCCCTCGGCCCGGAGACGCTCAAAGTAGGCCCGCAGGTGCGCCTCGAAAAAGCGGATGCTGCGTTCGTGTCGCTCCGTCTCGGCCTGCAGGTACGCCTGCAACCGATCAATCTCGCGCTGCACGAACTCTCGGCGCCGCTCAATCTGCGCCTGGTGCCANGCNATCCGGCGCAACGCCCAGTCAGCGGTGCTGTCATCNGTGATGCGCCACGACTCATCGCTGGCCGCGACGTTGGGTCCGGCAGCCTCGTCAATCTCGTGCAGGATGTCGATGTCCTCAACAGGAACCGCCATCCGCTCGTCCTCCCTNTACGNTGTTGAGGGCGGCCTGCCGCCGTGGTATACTGGCGGCAGAGCCCTATCCCCGAGTCACCATCTGACGATGCCCATCAGGGCAGCGGCCCCGCAGGCACCGGGGCCGTTTTACTGTCCCGGATCCAGCACCACAACCTGAGCCGCCAGCGTCTCCGTCCGCTTACCACGNCGACGCCGCTCCCGCTCGGCCTCCAGCATCGCCAACGTCCGCTCGGCGGCTCGGCGGTCGAGGTATGCGTCGGCCTTCGCTACCATCTCACGAATCAAGTCGTCGTGCAGAACGAGCACGACCTTTTTCTCTTCGCACCGTATCTGTAGCACGCCATCATGGGCGCCAGCAGGCCAGATGTCCACCTCGCCGTACGGAAAGACCATCACCGTCCTCACGCCGCCTCACCCCCTTCAGACCATGATCCACTCGACGANCCGCTCCAGGTGGTCCGCCGCCCACTCGCTGAGGCAGCGGACGTCGCAAAACATCTCGTCCCCGCCGCTCCACCCGACCGCATCGTCCAGGTCCACGCGAGCGCCGCACTGGACGCACTCGACGGTGTGGTCGCCCTGGACGTCGTAAGCGCTAACACCGGGCGGGTAGCCACCGGGGAGCATCACTGCACACCACCCCACCACTCCTCGACACCGCCCCGCCGGCGATATGCCGACCGTACCTCGTACCGTCGGCCCGGCAGGCATCCGTCCACCAACTCCCGCAGCTCGTCACGCGTCCGCGGCCTGCGGCTGGTCGGCTCCAGCAGTCGCGCGTCTCGGGCCGCCTCGACGGCTGCGGCTAGGGCCGGGTCACGCGCCAGCCTGCGCAGCACCTGCATCACCCCCCAAGTCCTGGCCCTGCAGCCACCGCTCGAATCGCTCGGCGCTGATGTAGTAGCGCCAGCGGCCGCCGGGCATCTGGACGGCCACGCCGAACGGCAAACGGCCGTGGCGGAGACCCATGCGGATGAACATCGGCGTCACACCCATGCGGCGAGCGGCATCCTCCANAGAGTCGTCGGGGTTGCGTCATGCCGCATCACCGGCATCACCGGAGCCGAAGAAGATGCCGACAATATCGTCGTGAGTGAGGCGCAGGATCTCAGATAGGCGCTGGACTTCCCCCACTGTGAACTGCCCGGTGCGCAGCTTGCGGTACCACGTGCTCCTGTTGATCCCGAGATGTTTCGAGACCGCATCGGCATTCAGTCCGTGCTCGATCATCCTCGCTTTAAGTTTGTTTGCTCGTATCATCATTGAGTCCCCCACTCCCTAGTCGTCTCATCTATGAGACCGCTCGGCTTCATTTTATGTTTCGGGCCGCTGAGTGTCAAGTCGAAAATCTCACGAGCGATACACAAGACTGGGTGTCGAAACTTTTGTGTTGCATATTTGCGACAGANCTCGTACACTAATAGGTGTGTAGGCGAGGGAGGTGGATGGGATGAGAAAGGAAACGATCGCGGAGCGCATTAAGCGTCGGCGGCTTGAGCTGGGGCTGTCTCCCGAATACGTCGCTGAGAAAATCGGAAAAAGCAGGGCTACCTATTACCGCTATGAAAGCGATGAGATTGAAAAGATGCCCATCAGTGCGCTCAAGCCGTTGGCCGATGTCTTGCAAGTCTCGGTGGGATACATACTGACTGGCAGGGACGAGGCGAACATCAAGCGAGTCCCGCTTTTGGGCAGCGTAGCCGCTGGCCAGCCGGTGTACGCGGCCGAGGAGTACGGAGAGTACGTCGTCATCAGTGGCGATACGCCGGTGCAGGTCGATTTCTGTGTGCGAGTTAAAGGGGATAGCATGATCGACGCTCGGATTAAGGACGGCGACATCGTTTTCGTCCGGGCGCAACCGACGGTCGAAAACGGCGAAATCGCTGTTGTCTTGATTAACGAGGAGGTGACGCTCAAGAGGGTATATGTAACGCCGGACGGGCTCATCCTCAAACCAGAAAACAGCAAGTATGCGCCGATCTTTGTCCGTAAGGACGAAGGGTGGGATGTACGAATCCTAGGCAAGGCCGTCATGTTCCAGAGCATGTTATAAAGGAGGAATAGCAATGCGGTTGCCAAATGGCTACGGCTCCGTCCACCGACTCCCAGGCAATCGCAGGCGGCCGTGGCGNGCTAGGGTCACGGTCGGATGGACGGAGGACGGGAAGCAGCTCTATTACACGGTCGGCTACTACGCTACGCAACGGGAGGCGCTGGCCGCCCTCGCGGAGTATCACGAGAGGCCGATCGGCGAGAAGCGGGACATCACGCTGGGTGAGATCTACGAAAAGTGGTCGGCCAAAGCGTACCAAACGTTGGACCGAAGCACAGCCAATGGGTATCGTGCTTGTTGGAAACGCATATCGAAACTGGCGAATGTACCGGTGCGGCTCATCAAGACGAGTGACCTCCAGGACATCATCGACGCGATGGTGGAGGAGGGTCTGGGGCGGTCGTCGTTGGAGAAGGCGAAAACGCTCTGCGGCATCCTCCTCGAAATCGCCGTCAATGACGACATCATCGAAAAGAACTATGCCAAAGCCATAAAGTTGCCCCCGGCAAGGAAACCAAAGAAGGAAGCATTTACTGACCTCGAAATCCGCCAGATCGAGAAGGCTGCCGAAGCCGGTGATATCTGGGCCGGCACCATCATGATACTGCTGTACACGGGCATGCGCGTGGGCGAGCTTGTGACTTTAACGCCGTTTCAGGTGGACTTGGACGCAAGAGTTATCACCGGCGGCATCAAAACAGACGCGGGTCGGGATAGACTGATGCCGATACACCCGCGCATCCTACCCTATGTGCGGTACTGGCTGGATACCCGGGGCCCGCGGCTGATCCACAAAGACGGCAAGCCGATGAGCGTCAACTANTATCGNAAATACTGCTANTACCCGGCCTTAGAGCGGGCCGGCATCACCCGTCGTCTCACGCCTCACGCCGCTAGGCACACCTTTGCCACCTTGCTGGCCCGGGCCAAGATCCCACCGGTCTACGCCCAGGCTCTGATGGGCCACAGCGATTACTCCACCACGGCCAACACGTACACACATCTGCCGCTCGAGGAGCTCCGTGCCGCCATCGAGGCGATATAGGCGTGTGTATTGTGTGTGTATTGTACGTGTATTACGAGGGTGTTTTTTGGCGATCCGCGGACGATTTTCCGCGGTGGGGGCAAAGTGAAAGGGCCTGCTTTTGCAGGCCCTTTCGTGTTCTTGGTGGTGGAGCCGAGCGGGCTCGAACCGCCGACCTCGTGAATGCCATTCACGCGTCGGATGCGATAATATCGAGGTTTGAAGCCCGCTGTGTGTATTGCGTGTGTATTATGACAGAGATTTCCCGCCGCTTTCCACCCCGCGAAATCGTCCGCAGAAAGCCCAAATTCGTGTCCGTAACTAACACGTAACTAACACTCTCTTCGCCACCCCTCCCCGAACACAAACCGAACAAAATGTAAAATATTTATCTCCCCTATTGACTCCATGACGTCATGATGGTATGATGTAAGTGAAAGGACGGAACCTTGATAACCAAGCCGGTGGAGGACAACCCGATGAAGCCGGACGCCCTAAGGGGGGCAACAACCTCCCTACCTAAAACAAAATCAACCTAGGAGGGTATCAACAATGAACGTCAAGAAGCTCCTCGAAAATGAACTCCTCAAAAAGGCGGCGCTACTCCTGGCTGAGCAGAGACTCCAGCTCATGGAGAACCCGGGTGACGACCTAGGCTTTGCTCAAGCCGTCGGCATGACCCAAATGGCGTACGAGTTGCTTAACAACTACGCACTGAAGTCGCTCTACGAATACTATTGCCAAAAACTTGACCAGCCACTCCCCAAGCCTGGGGAGACAGTCCTCTACTATGACCCTATAGACGACCACCAACCTAAGCAAGCAAGGGTCATCGAGTCCAGGGACTCGACGACCCTTGACCGGCCTAAGCTGGTCAAGTGCGAGTGTGACGACCAGGTCCTGGAGATACAGGACCGACACATTTACCTCCTGCTGTACTGGGATGAAAGGAGCTGATTTCCGTGTCCGGGAGGGGTGAAAATGGTAGAGAGGACATGGCGCCAGGGCTACGTCCCTGGCAAGGCCAAGAAGACGATTCACATCGACGATGAGGTGGCCCGGGTCCTTGAGATCCGGGCCGCCGAGGAGCGAGTAAGTCAATCTGAAATTGTTGAGAGGGCACTACGAAAGGAGTTGGGTTTGATGGAGGTCACCGTCAACATCATCGAGGTCGGCGCTCCTGGCGAGAACCACGCGGAGCGGGTCGCGAGCTTCACCGCCACACTCACGGGAAGCCACGACGAGATGATCGAGCAGGCGATTCGCTTGGCCGAGGAGCGAGGGTACACGGTCGTCCGCAATGACGCCGGCGGCTGCTGCGAGGTGACGGAGTACTCCGACGGCACGGTCGCTGTGGGGATCACCGTGGAGGCGAAATGAGCGACAAAAGGAGTTGGGACTGATGATTCACTGGAGCGAGCTGAGGTTGTTTGGCCGGGAGAACCAGCCCATCACCGACCCCGAGCGGGTGCGAGCGGCGCTAGAGGAATTCTGGCGCACGGGTGCGATGAGCGGCGTGTTTTTCGAGCGCCTGGGCCTCCCCCACGAGGACGAGGAGGACGCCTCCACCTGGGGGCCGGAGTCTCCGGAGCATGTGGACTGGACGGGATTTCCGGAGACGTGAGCGCCCGCTAGGGAGGTCTCGGAGAATCCCCGAGAGCCCGGTCGCGAGGCCGGGCTTCCGCTCAAGGGCGAACGCCC